GCCATCGGAGAACTTTGCATCTGGGCACATCGAGAGATATTCATAGCGTTCCAGAATCGTGCCAGGAGCACCAGTAAACATACCGTCCTGATCGATGATCATGATGTGCATCTCGTCATTATAGACACCGAACTTCTCGCAGAACTCGGAGGTTCCAGGAACAGAACTGAAGTAGTTCTTATAGATGTTGTCGTCATCCTGCCAGTTATTGAAAGCTGCAGAATCGGCAAGACAGTATGTGATCATCAGATAGTTGCCAATGACACCAGGGAACTTAGCAGCGAAGGTACCGTCATCTGCAGTGAAAGACTGATTCTCGAAGTCGACGTCGTTCTTGATGTTGACTGTGTTCGGAGAAGCAGAACCATTGGCGACTGCATTCAGAGCACCATCCTGAGCATTCCGAATCACCCGTAGGTTATTGGAATATGCCAGATAAGTCTGAGCATGGAAGAAGTAGCCGAAGTTGTCGTCAGTGGGCTTGCCAAAAGTCTTGTAGAGGACTTCTTTGTTGGTAACAGAAGTGATCTCGTCGACTGGACCCCAGGTGAAGTCGCCGCAGAAAGCACCAATTGCAGTAGAGACAGCGGGCACTACTGCAGTGAGGTCTATTTCCTTTACTTCGACCGACGGGCTTACAAGAAATAATGCCATATTTGTATTCCTCTTTATTAAGAATAGGTTACTAAGTTGTTGTTTTGTTGTTTAATAATTGCAGGTAAATCTGTTCAATTATTCTATTTATAAAACTTAAATCTCTTCAAACCAGAAACCAAGTTCTCTGAATGTCTTCTTGCCTACTATATCCTCTTTGACATAATTTTCTTGAAGCCAATTAGATTTGTTGTACATTTGAATGGAAACTAATGAATCACACTTGTCTTTACACCATGCACCGATACAATTCTTGCTTAAAACATTTTGCTTATCTCTTGCAGAAAATTTACCAAATGGCGTTACGTAATATCCTTTAAAGTAGTAGTGATTTTCAGCTTTTGGCATTATCTTGCTAAGAAGCTTTTTTCGATATTCATCAGATTCCCAGCATCTTTTGGTGATTTGAGATCTTTGCTCAAATCTTCTGAGCAATTCTTCTTCAGTTGGTTCTTGTCGAATGATGCCTTTGATATAAACTTTTCTTATATAGTCTATAGTCAATCCAGTCGCTTTGCTCGCGGCTCTCATTGAATCATATGTAATTCCATCTATTGTCACTTGTTTGCTTGATGGATTGTCTGCGCCCGATAATATATATGCATTTCTTCTCAATTTTTCTTTCACTTCCGGACGATTCATTGCTTCCTTTTTTCTAGCGAGCTGTTCTGGTGTCAATGGCTTCTTGTTTTTTCGTTTCGTTTCTTTCATCTTTTCGATGACTTCTGGATTACCTCCACAGCACGGAAAAGATTTTGTGTTTTCTGGTACAGAGTTTGCCCATTCTGTGTTTTTATGAGACCAGTAATTCGGAAATTCTTCTTCAAACTCGTTCAAAAATTTTCTTGCATCTTCTTCAAGTTCAAAGAATCTCGTCCAGATGGCAATGATGTTGAATCGATTTAAACCTCCATGTTTTCTGCAATGGCGCAACCAATACCTTCCAGATCCACAGTAAGTTTCAACATTTCTTCTAGTCTGCCCGAGATACATTTTGCCTGTAGTTTTATTTTCAAAGATGTAGTACCATCTTGGATACCAATCTTCGACGATGTCATCTTCTACTAAAAAGAATTTTGCCGGACCAATCTGGTCATCTTCTGTTGTGTTATAATTACTTGTATTGCTCATGGTTGACTCCTCTTGTCTATTAAGTCAGCTGTGGGCGGGATCGAGAGAATCGCTAGTTTTCTCGATCCCATCTTTTTTCTATTATATCTTTATTTATAAAATCCTATTTCTTGACTTCTAGATCCTCTGCCAGGCCATTCCTCCAAACGTCTCTGGAACCAGACTCTCAAATCTTCCATCATCGATGACTCCGAATGGAAGCAATTCTTCTTCCATCGCTCTGATTCTTTCTTCATAGAGTCTTTCTTTGATGTCGATGTCGGTGATGGCTCGAAAACTTTCATTCGATGAGAACCAAGCAAACATGACCAGGTTCATGACAAGATCGTCGTGAGTACCGACTTCAGCTTCATAGCTTCTTCCGTTTGCAACGAATGAACAGACTTCTTGAATGGTCTCTTTGTCATGAAGAATGAGCTTGTATTCTTCGATCAGGTCTTTGAGATTGGAACATCCGACCGACTTGACCTTTCTTGTCATCTCTGCTCCGACGACAGTCCTTCCAGCTCGAATCTCAGTGAACTGATTGTCATATTCAAGATCGTAGAAGAGTGAGTTGCAGACGAGGACTCCATTGTCATTGGATTCGATCACGACGAATGCTTCGTTGTAGAGTTTCGCGTATTTCTCGATCTTGTTGGGAAAGATGAGTGGTGAGATCATATTGTCTTGAAAGACGCAGACTTGTTCGAATGGAGATGCTGTGACGTCGATGACGTTAAACGTCGAATAGTCTTGTCCGCGTCCTCTGGAGACGTCAACGGTCATGATGTATGAATGATCTTTGATTGGTTCTCGATAGACTCGAATCGTGTTGTCATCTAGAGTATAGATGGGTTTCTGAGCTGAGAGCGAGAGGAGTTTGTTTCCGTCGATGAGGGTGTTTCCAGATCCCTGGAAGTTCAATTCATATTCTTGTTCCCAGGCTTTGTCCCCGATGTTTTTCTGAGTGACTTGTTTGAATTCTTCGTCTCGACCAGGAACGTCAGACCAATGAATCGTGAAGGGTTTGAATTCATTGGTTCCGGTGACTGCTCCTGTCCAGAGTTTGTAAAAAAGATTTTGTCCATTGGGAGTTGAGACGATGATGACTCGAGACTTCTTGCCCGATGAGATGACAGGATATGAACTCGTGAAGAATTCTTCCGCTCTTTCTACGAAGGCAAATTCATCAAGTGCTATGAGGTTGCAATTGTGTGAAACGACAGAGTTTGTGAAATATGCGTGAGTGTCTTCGACGTTCAGAAGATCATAGACTCGTTTGTTCTCGATGTTTTGATATTTCTTGACTTCTCGGATGATTCTTCTAGAATTCAGAATCGAAACGACTTGATCTTGTTCTGTCAAAAATCTGGCTTCTTTGAAGAATTCATTTTCTTTGCAGATGAGAAATCTATGATCTTCTGTACAGGTTATAGAAGACCCATCCGTGAATACTACATCAACGAGGATTTCTGGAATTCCTCTATCCAATAGTCTTTCAAATCGTTTAAACCCTTCATGTGTCCAGACTCGACAATCGGAACCATAGAGATGCGCGTCTTCGATATTAATTCGATAGACTGCGTCTTCATCAGCTTTCTTGATATAGATCTTTGTGTCGCCGGTTACACAAGACATTCCTCGAATGCTAGTAGACGATGTAGCTCGAGCATAGACTTTGGTGTTATTGGCGAATTCAACAGAACCTTTGTTCAGGACTTTTGTTCCAGGTTGAAGAAAAAATGGAACATTTTCTAGTGCAAGAATGAATCTTCCAAACAGCTGACGTGAATTTTCTCCTTTATTACTCAACAAGACAACAGTCTGATCGGCATTAAATAATGAATACCAAAGCATATACGCGACCATTGTGGTGGATTTCGCGCATTGACGTGCGGCAAGAATGATACTGAAACGATGCTCGTTAATATGATCAATAAGATTCTTCTGAAAGTCCCAGAGTCTAAATGGCACCAGTCCTTCATCGAGAGTAATGATCTTCATATACTTCTCGATAAAGTAGACAGGATCTTCAGAGCATCTCTTGTATTCCTGAATCTTTTCTAGAGTCCATTCTTCTCTGACGCCATCCCTCTTGACGAGAGGATTACCAAGATAGAATGACTTCTGTTGTTGATTGTAGTCATTATTGTTCATAAAATAAAATTCATTTATAGATTAACTTGATGTAGTCATGAAAAACCACAAAATCCTATAAAAAACTCCATGATCTTTCTAGACACTTCGTTGAGGTTGGCTCCAATCGCCGGAGACTTACATCCTCTCCATGTCTGTACTCGATAGACTCCACCGAGACTGGTTTCTTTGAGATCCCAGTAAACTCTAACTCTGTTCCACAAAGATCTGTGAAACCTTTATTCAGAATGTTGATTGCAGCATTGATGTCTCTATCATGATGAACTCCACATTCTGGGCAAGTCCAATTTCGAATATTCAATCCCATTGACTCCATCTTGTGTCCACAATTAGAACATGTTTTGGAAGAAGGATAGAATCTATCAATTTTGACTAATGTTTTCCCATACCAATTACACTTATAGTCAAGAAAAGAAACAAATGTTGACCATGATGCATCTTGAATTGCTTTAGACAAGCAATGATTCTTCATCATTCCAGAAACATTTAGATCTTCAATGCAAATGACATCATATTCAGTTACTAATTCGGTAGAAATCTTATGGAGAAAATCTTTTCTAGAATTAGCAATTGCTTCATGGATTTTGGAGACTTTGAATCTTGCTTTTTCTTTTCTTTTGCTGCCTTTCACTTTTCGACTCAAATGTTGTTGAGCCTTTTTAAGTTTCGCTTGGTTCTCACGAAACGGTCTTGGGTTGTTGAATTTTTGTCCATCAGATAAGATGAACAAGTCCTTCAAGCCCAAATCAATACCGACCTTCTTGCCAGTTAAAGGTTTAGGATCAACATTGATTTGAACTAGAATAGAAACAAAGTATTTTTCGGTAGAGGTCTTAGAGACAGTGACTGAACGAAAATCTGCATCAATTGGTATGACACGATCAGCAATGACCTTGATATATCCAATCTTTTCCAGTTTGATTGTTCCAGCTTCATTATTGAAAGTGAATTTCTGGTTGGGTAATCTGAATGATTCCTTAGAGACGCCTTTCTTTTTAAACTTTGGGCGACCTAATTTCTTTTTGCGTTTCTTGTTGAAAAACTGTTTCTTTAGTTCAGTGAAATCTCGTTCTTTTTGTTGTAGTGTAGCCGCAGATACTTCATTTAGAAAAGCGAATTCAGCATTATCTTTGAGAATTTTAGAGGATATTTTGGTTGGAGTAACGTTGGGTGACCATTCATTGAAGTTTTCGACTAATTGATTCCAAACGAATCTAGCACAGCCAAAAGTTTTATTCAAGATTTCGCAGAAAACCTGATGATCTTCAGTCGTCAGGATGAATGCGAACATTTTAATCAGAGCAAAATTCAACGGTCTGGTAAAATAAATTATTAACCTTAAATTATTTTACAAAAAAAACAAAAATACAATCAAGTGAAAAATTAATTAGCATAAATAATAGTATGGTTAGAATAGATTTCGCACATCTATTCAACCCAGCTACAGGATACTGGGCTGTCCCATACTATATCTATTTATACAGGACACTAGATTGATCCATAAATCTTACAAATTTAGACTCTATCCAACTCCAGAACAGGAATCTTACCTCAACCAAGCGTTTGGTGCTAAAAGATTTATATTCAACCACTTCTTGTGGGCCAATAACCAGAGATTTGAAAACAAAGAAAAACACTTGAACGCGTTTGGAGGCAATTACATCATCACCGACATGAAGAAGCAAGATGAATATAGCTGGCTAAAAGATATGGACAGCGTTATTTTGCAAAATTCGACTGCTGATCTACACCAGGCTTATACCAATTTCTTTAATTCTATAAAAGGTAAGCGAAAAGGTAAGAAGGTAGAGAAACCAAAATTCAAGAAAAAAACTAATCGGCAGTCGTTTAGAACTAATTGCAAATTAGATCAAGAAAATGGGTTGTTAAAGATTCCAAAATTAAAATCCTGGATTAAAATAACAAATCACCAGGAAATTCTTGGAACTGTTAAAACGGTAACGATTTCTAGATGTCCTTCTGGAAAATATTTTGCTTCAATCTTGACTGAGCAAGATATTGTTCCAAAAGGATTAACTAGGAAAGAAGTTGGAATAGATTTAGGAATCAAGGATCTATTCATTACTTCAGATAGGCATAAATGTTCTAATTTAAAGATATTGACCGAGAAAACCAATCGGTTATTGAAACAGCAGCAAAAGATTCTAGCTCGAAAAACTAAAGGATCTGGTAATTTTGAACAACAACGAATCAAGGTAGCTAAAAAGTACGAAAAGATCACTAACATGAAAAACGACGTTTTTCATAGTATTAGTAATTGGTTAGTAACTGAATACGACGCTATCTATATGGAAGACTTGAATGTAGCTGGCATGATTAAGAACAGAAAATTGTCCAGATCTATTCATGAATCTAGTTGGAGTTCATTGGCAAACATGATCGAGTACAAGTGTAATTGGTATGGAAAGACCTTTTACAAAATAGACGGTTGGTATCCGTCTTCTAAAACCTGTTCGTCTTGTGGACATAAACTAGATTCCATGAATCTAGATATCCGCGAATGGACATGTCCTAGTTGTGGTACCAATCATGATCGGGATATCAATGCTGCTATTAACATTAAAAATAAAGGTCAAGAAGATCTTTATGGTTTAAAAATTCCCACGCAACATGGGAATTGGGACCAAAATAGCGCAGCTACAAAAGTCCCATTGGTTTTGCAGAAACTGATTAATAAAATCGAGAGATCACTAGACGTTTCTGGTGTTAATCAGGGGAGCGAACAAGCTGCTGGTTCTTTAGACTAGCAGCAGTTGACTCAAGATGGATTCTTGAATTTTGGTTGGTTTGATTAGGAACTTGAATGCTTTTAGTTGAACAGCCATTGATAAAATTTTAATTGTTTCTTTATAATTATTTATACAAATTACATATTCACAATCAAGAAATTAATTGATCTAGATCAATAAAACATCAATTATTTTCAAGATTTTCTAAAATTTTTTCAGTTTGTCTTTTGGAACGACGTTTTCCATAGATTCTAGCACAGAATGATGTAATAATTGAAACGAAATCTTCTACTAAATCGTCTTTTGCTGCTGACTGTTCACAAGTGTTAACAACCTCAACTCTGATATTGTCAGAGGATAATAGGGTTTCGATGTAGTGAAAACCAAATCTGGTTAATCGGTCTTTATGCTCTACTACTAGACGAGTAAAATCCTTTTCTTTCAATAGTTTGAGGAGTTTTGGTCTTTGATCATTGATCCCAGAACCAATTTCAGTGACAACTTTTGTGATAGAATAACCTTTTGCAACACAATAACTGGTCAATCTTTCCTTTTGTGACTCCAGATTGGATTTATTTTGAGATGATGAGACTCGACAATAAATAACAGTAGAATCTTTCTTTTGTTCTTGAATGCCTAGGAATTTATTATATGTTTCAACGTCGACATAGTTCATTGAACCAATCTTGTGGAATTCAAGTTTTTCTTGTTTCTTCCAATTCCATAGGGTCATTTTAGTGACACCAAGATCTTTTGCAAATTTAGATAACTTTATCATAAATATTGTATAGAAATTTTATTGATTGTTATCACTATTTATAACTAGTTTGTAATATCTCCCTCCATTGGAGAATTCATCTGGACTTCTTGGGTGAAAAGACTCTCACCAATTGTGGATCCAGCCGGTTTCTTCTTTTTTCGATTCAGACAAGCGACGGTCTGCTCGATGATCGACTTTTCTTCGAACTGAATCTGATCTTGTTGATCCACGAAAGGAACAAATTCATTGACTAAACACATTTGTTCCTGTTGTTGTTCTTCTTTTTCATGAAGGATCTTTTTCTTTTTTGGCTTGTTCTGATCCAGGAGTTGAAAGAACTCTTGAAGAAGAACGTCTGATGTCTTGTCTGTCGAGTT